CCCATGCCACAGCAGCAGCCAGAGAATGATGATGATCTGCCATTCTAAAGAAGTAGGCTATGGAAGAAAAGCTGACACAGAAAAAGGTTATCCTCGAGCACCTCCAAAGGTTCGGTTTCATAGAGCCGTTGACTGCACTCAGAGAATACGGGTGTTACCGACTGGGTGCGAGGATAGCCGACCTCAGAAGTGAGGGCTATCACATCATCACAGAGAACCAAACGGCATATAGCAAGATAACGGGTAAGCCCGTCAGATATGCCAAATACAAACTGATAGTATGATATTCAATCTCAATTCAGAATTTGAAAAGCAGAAGTTCAAGGAGTACTGCAATGAGCAATACAAGAAAGGCGGTATTGTTGAAGTGAAACGCAAGCATCGCCAACGCTCTACCTCGCAAAACTCCTATCTTCACCTATTGTTGGGTTACTTCGCTTCGGAGTTCGGATATAGCTTAGAGGAGGTCAAATACGACATCTTCAAGAAGAAGGTCAATCCCGATATTTTCAAAGTCGAGAGAACGAATAAAAGAGGTCAGAAAGTAATAGCACTGTGCAGTACGAGAGACCTTGACACGCTTGAAATGACAACAGCCATAGAGAGGTTCAGAAACTGGTCCTCAGCAACGTGCGGATTATATTTGCCAAGTCCAAATGAGCAAGAGGCTCTGATATATGCGCAGCAGCAAATGGAACAATACGAACAATATTTATAACTTCAAAAGTTTAAGACAATGATTTCAAATTTGAAAGATTACGAACCGAAAGAGGTTCAGTATGTCCTCAGTGACAACGTTAAAGACGTATTCCCGATGGAGTTGGATTTCACCAACATCACCTACAAGGGAAAGAAGATTAAGACTGCCAAGGATGCTATGGGATTCGTCAGCAAGGAGTTCAACGCCACCTATCCCAATGGTGAGACAGTTGAGCGCAAACTTGACGACTTCGAGGTGAGCAATATCCGTGAGGAGTATTGCGTAAAATGTGAGAACGACCTCCCTCTCAAAGAGCAGGAGTTGGAGGAGACGTTGGAGCATATCAAGGCATTGAAGAAACACGCTGAGGAAGCTCTTGCAGCCGTTCGCATGGAGATCGCCAAATATGCTGCCCAAGTCAAGCAAGGCACTACGGAGATTCGTCTGCGTACCAACGAGACGTTCTGCATCGCACTGGCCGGATACTACGTCTACTACACGTATGACCGTAACAAGCAGAAGTTCGTCCTTGCCAAAGGCTTTGAGGTGAGTGACCGTTCTGAATTATGGTCCCAAGAGGAAACCAACCGCAAGACCATGCACGATTACTTCAACCTTGATTTCCCCGAAGCAGAGAAGCCTACGGAGGATAACAAGGATGAAGAAGGAGAAAAGAGCGATGCCGACAATCTGCCATTCGCAGACGAAGAAGACGCTGAGTAACTTAACTGAGGGTGGGGGCCATTTCCCACCCTCCATTAATCAAGAGCAATGAAATACGAATTAAGACCCTATCAGAAAGCAGCAGCAGAAGCGGCTATCAATGCTTTCAAGGGTAAGAGCAGTAAGAATGGATTACTCATCTTACCTACTGGAGCCGGAAAGAGCCTTGTCATAGCTGAGATAGCTTTCAGACTTAACGAGCCTATTTTGGTGTTCTGTCCGAGTAAGGAGATAGTCGTTCAGAACTACGAGAAGATGTGTTCGTATGGCGTATGGGATTGCGGTGTCTATTCTGCATCGGTAGGAATGAAGAATATCAATAAGATTACCTTTGCCACCATAGGCAGTGTCATGAACCACTTGAAGGATTTCGATGGGTTTCAATACATCATGGTTGACGAGGCCCACGGAGTGAACGCCAAAGGAGGTATGTACGAGCAGTTCATCCACGCAAGAAAAGACAGACAAGTGATTGGACTGACTGCAACGCCATATCGGTTAGGCAAAGGGTTTGAAGGTACGTCAATGCTGAAATTCCTCACTCGCACACGACCAAGGATTTTCGAGAAGGTGTTGTATTATTGTCAGATCAGCGAGCTACTGAATAAAGGCTACCTTGCTGACTTGCAGTATTTCGACCTCACTACCATAGACTTGAAACGAGTGAAAAGCAATTCCACGGGTGCTGACTTCGATGAGAAATCACTGAAAGCGGAATACGAGAGAAGCGGTTTCTACGATAAGTTGACTATCACCACCCTCAGAGTTTTGAAGCCGAAAAGTGGCAAACCAAGAAATGGTGTTCTTGTCTTCACAAGGTTCACAAAGGAAGCTGATGAGTTAGTCGAGAAGCTAAAATCAAAAGGTATCAAGGCTGCTATTGTCACGGGAGAAACGCCTAAAGGGGAGCGAGACCAAGTGTTAAATGACTTCAAAGCCAAGAAGATACAAGTCGTTGCTAATGTGGGAGTCTTGACGACTGGCTTTGACTTCCCTGCTTTAGACACAGTGATATTGGCACGTCCTACGAAAAGTCTTGCTTTGTTCTATCAGATGGTTGGTCGTGCCATTCGACCCTTCAAAGGAAAAGACGGTTGGGTGATTGACTTAGGAGGTAGCTATAAGATGTTCGGTAAGGCAAGTGATTTGAAGATCGGTTTAGAGAAGCCTAATTCTGAATTATGGGCTGTTTACTCCAACGGCAGACAACTGACAAATAGAAGTTTCTAATATGGAAAAGTTTAGTGTTATTCTCGCTTACTTCGAAGGAGATAAGCGAAAGGAAAGAGTAGTAAGAAAAGGGCTTACCCTCATGGGTGCCATTCGTGTACGTAACAAGATACACAAAGGCAGTGGTGCAGCAGTATTCGTAAGGAAGGAGGATGAGATATGATGCCATACTATTGGAAGCGCAAAAAGAAGAAATCGGATACACCAGCAGATACACCAACGAATACACCAAAACGGAGAAAGCGTAAGGTCAAAGGTGAGGAAACTCTTGAAGATTTGGTGAAGAAACTCGACAAGGTTTTCTCGCTCTACATCCGTTTGCGTGATGTCATGCCAAGTGGTCTGTTCAGATGTATCTCTTGCGGTCAGATAAAGCCATATTCCCAAGAGGATTGCGGTCACTACATCAGCCGTACCAACATGATTACAAGGTTCGATGAAGATAACTGCAATGGCGAATGCCGCGCTTGTAATAGACTAAGTTCGGACCACCTAATAGGCTACAGAAAGAACCTCATCACCAAGATCGGTTTGGATAGGGTCAGCGCTTTGGAGTGGAAAAGGAATCAGATAAAGCATTGGACTAAAGACGAGCTACGTGAGAAGATTTCTTACTACACGTTAGAAGTCAAGCGATTATCAGCCGACAAGGGCATATCTGTTAAAATCTGAAATATAGTTAAATTTTAAGGTAAAGTGTTTGTTTCTCAAACATTTTTCTTACCTTTACACCATAAAACAAAAGAATGGGATAAGCGGAAGTCATGAGCCGTTGAATGGGGGTATCCACTTCCCCCTTCCCTTTTTTTACAAAGTCAAGTGGAGGTATAAAAACAAGTGGATATGACACATCAAAACGTTATACATTGTTCGATTATCCGTAAACAAAGAATCGTTGCTTATGGATAAATCTAAAGGCTATATCAAGCTATGGCGGTCTATTCAGCAGAATGACTTATACGCCAATACGACATTTAGTGAGGGGCAGGCATGGATCGACTTGTTATTGTCAGCATCTCACAAACGCTCCACGTTCAAAGTAAACAGAATTTGGGTCACTATTCAGCCCGGTCAGATAGGGTTAGGAATACGAACTTTGTCGGATAGGTGGAAGTGGGGTATCAATAGGGTGCAGAATTTTCTCCATGTTTTGGAAGACCAAGGTATGATAAAATTGGGTAAATGGAATGCGAAAACCAAAAAGGTGGATTTTGGTATAGATACGGATACACCAAAAACTAATGTTTGCAACATCATAAGTATCTGTAATTGGGCGGATTATCAAGATTGTGATACACCATCGGATACACCATCGGATACACCATCGGATACACCATCGGATACACCATCGGATACACCATCGGATACACCATCGGATACACCATCGGATACACCATCGGATACATATCAAGAATGTAAAAGAAATAATAATATATCTTCTTCACTACGTTCAGAAGATTTGTCCTCTAACGAGGACGATTATTCTGAGGTCGTGTCGAAAAATCAAAAAGAGAAGATAGATTGCAAAAAGTTTGTGGAGTTTTGGAATAAGACGATGGAAGGTACAAGAGTACCCAAAATACAAATCCTCGCAGACCAACGAAAGGAAACGCTAAAGGCCCGTATGTCAACCTATGGCAAAAAAGCTATCTTTGCAGTGGTCGAGAAAGTTGCTTCTTCTGATTTCCTATCGGGAAGAAAGACAGACTTCAAAGCAAGTTTCAACTGGGTGTTTGGTCCCAAGAATTTCCCAAAGGTGTTAGACGGTAATTACGACAACGATAAAAACTCATTCAGCAATGGAAACAATACAAGCAATAGTGCAGAAGTGGCACGAGCAAAACGAGACAAAGAAGCAGCAGACCTCGTTGCAAGTCTCCTCGCAGAAGACGATGCTGCCAGAAGAAATAAACAGGACGATACAAACCTTTTTGGTGGAGTATAACCCAGACGTGCAAGGGAAGATCTGTACAAACTCAGATTTGTGCTTCTTCGGAGATTTCCCCACCCTCGCTAAACTGAAACGTATGGGAGATAGAACACCAATAGCATGGCTTATTCCTCAGTTGAAAAATCTCAGCGAGTTCTGTGGTTGCAAGGATAAGTTATCGGGTCAGCAACTCAAAGAGTGTGCGCAACTGATAACGGCAAACTTCTACTACATGAAGGTTTCGGAACTGATGCTATTCTTCTTCCGTTTCAAGTCGGGAAAGTATGGGAGATTCTACGGGAGCATAGACCCTCTCATCATCATGCAAGCCTTACGAGATTTCGCCAAGGAAAGGAACTACGCCTACGATCAGCACGATAACGAGATTGAAGCGCAGGAGCGAGAGGAAAGCCGACAGAGACACGCTGCATACCTTGCCGATTGCAAGCGCAAAGGAATTGAGCCTTTCGGTGGCCGGCTGAAAAACATAGGCATCATCAAAAAGGAAAAGCCAAAGTACACGAAAGAGCAAATCAAGGAATATGCGGTACTACTCGCTGAGAATACTCGCAACTATTCTGAATCAACGCTTAAAGCAATGCGAGATTGGTTTGCCAAACAGTTTCACTTCACTCCACAAGGGTGGTTAGATAAAAACGCAGTATGAATCAGAGACGATATAACATGATACTCGAAACATAGACAAGAACGAGTATCTGAAAACAAGAGAAGAAAAGCAACGCGCTTTTGTCGGTATTGCCGGAGCCTTTCAGTGGGCTGACAAGGTAGACCGAGAAGCAAGGGAACTGAGACGCAGATATGCTAACGGGAGTGCGCTGACAAAGTTAAATCATTACCGATACTGATGGTGTATATCAATCATATCTACAACGAGGATTGCATGAAGACGATGCAAAAGCTACCCGTGGGCAGCGTGGATGTCGTACTGACCTCCCCACCCTACAACACCGCAAGAACTGCAAAGGGTGATAGATCGTTACAGAATAGGGAAAACAGGTACGATGTCTTCGTGGATAAGAAAACCCCTTACGAGTATGCTCAATGGACGGTTGATGTCTTCAATGGGTTGGATAAGGTTTTGAAGAAAGACGGAGTTGTCTTGTATAACATTTCCTACGGAGCGGATAGCCCTAACTCGATGTGGATGGCTTTGATGTCGGTCCTCAGAGAAACGAGGTTTATGATTGCTGACTCTATCGTATGGAAAAAGAGATCAGCACTCCCGAACAACACGAGCCCTAACAAGCTGACGAGAATATGCGAAAACATCTTCGTATTGGTTCGCAAAAACGAATACTCCACCTACCATACAGAGAAGAAGCTATTAGGCGTAAATGCACATGGGCAGAAAAATTACGAGAGTGTTCCTAACTTCATCGAAGCCCCAAACAACGATGGAGCAAACGATTTGAATAAAGCTACATTCTCATCAGTCCTTTGCGAGCAACTGCTGAATCTCTATTCCCCAATGGGGGGGGTAGTATATGATCCGTTCATGGGTACGGGAACAACGGCAGTAGCAGCCAAACGGATAGGTATGAAGTTCATAGGCTCGGAACTATCCAAGGCACAATGCGAATACGCTACGAGAAGATTAAGGAATACGTTAACACAGAAAAGTTTGTTTTGATATGAAAAAGACTATTTGTTTGTTCACTCGAAAGTTCGGAGGTGACGTGGTTAAGAGCGCCTACACTGACTTTCAGAAAGCATTGGATGAGTTCAACAACGCTTACCATTCCAATCAGAAGTGTGGTTTTAGCTGCATAGCGCAGACCACCATAGATGAGGATGGCAACTATACCAAGGTAGCCAAATGTCAGAAAGGCGATGAAATCATTCGGTTGAGATTGGAATCTGTCCCGCTCGATTAGCTCTAAATGTTAGTTACTGTAAGCAAAAAGTTAGCCAAAGTTAAATATCTGTGTATCAGCAAATTAAATGCTATTTTGTTTGGTACTTTCGAAAAAAATGACTACCTTTGCAATGTAATTAAGAAACAAATAAAACATTAGAGCAATGAAAGACTTCAAGTACAGTTTGACTACAACGTTCAGTGACGGATACAAGTTCAATTTGAACTACAGAACCAAGAGAGAGGTTGAATCCGCTTTCAGACGCAGTTACACGAGAGACAACAAGCAGTATGGTGCTATCTTGAAGAACATGGGTTGGTACCAGTTCAGAGAGTACACTGAGTTCGGTCACATTGATTGCGATGTCTTCATTTCTCGTAATTGGTAAAATAAGCCCTACAACGAGCCAAAAGGGTCAAACCCTTACAACTATCCACCAAAGATGTTTTAAGCGAAATTTGACCCGTTCCTTGGCTCCTACGGGTAATCTAAGAGACTAATAGTAAACTTAAGTTTCATATTAAACACTAAGAGCAATGGTTATTCCAAATTTCGGCCAACAGCCAACAGTAGAGTTGCAGCCCCAAAGAGAGGTAGCAACGGTAACGGAGATTAAGAACGAGAAGCAGTTCTTGGACTTCGAGTCAGAGAAGGTACAATCCATCACTCTCGATCAGTTGGAGCGTACCAACAAAGAGAATCGTGGAGACGATAGAAGTTGTCCGCACGGCATCTACCACTACGCCATGATAGAGCGTATCCTTGATATGTGCTCCAAGGCAGGATACAACGCAGAGGTCTATGATCTGTTTGCCACCAACAACCGAGACAAGCAGACCCCCGGTGTCTCGCTCTATCCCGAGTTGGAAGCTCAGTACGGAGAGCGAGCTATTGAGGCCCACACGCTGAGACGTGTCTATTGCAACATCCGTCTGACTAACTTCGATGATGAGAGCCTTACCACGAACATGGCAATTTCCTACACGCAGAAGGGAATCCAAGTAGGGTTCGGAAGCATGGTGAAGGTGTGCCACAATCAGAACATGTTAGGTCATGGTATGTTTGTTTCCGATTACTCCACCCATAACAAGTATGCCGGAGGAGACCCCTACAAGACAGACCTTAAAGGTATCTTCGAGACGGTAGGACGATGGCTTACGGATGCGGACCATGTCGTTATCAACGATAGAGAGACGATTGAGAAGATGAAGCAGTCAGTCTTCACCGCTCAGCAGTTGTTCATGATACTCGGAATACTGCACGCTACGAGAGTTCAGTGCGACACTCAGATTAAGGAGATACGCCCTAAAGGTATCAGCGTCTACCCCTTGAATCAGATGCAACTGAATAAGTTCACTGAGAGTCTTCTGAAGACTCAGCACGATACTGACAAGGTGACGGTATGGGATTTCTACAACGCTGCCACTGAGCTATACAAGGCTAAGACGTGCGAGCAGAACATGATTCTCGTGCAGAATTTGGCAATGGTTGATTTCATCAATCAGTATCAGTTGTACTAAAGTCTAACGGAGGTGTGGTATAAATACCACCCTCCATAATTCGAAAGCTATGAAAGTCTATAGTAAGACAGAAGAAAAGTGGTTGGATGTGCAACCTGTCGTTGATGTCAACACCAACAAGGTGTTTGGCTTCAAGAAGGAAGGAGGTAACGAGATTCTTTCTCCCGATCTGTTCTATGTCAAAGAGCCGATTGATTGGGACCACGTATTAGTCGAGTGCTCGATTGCGATTCTGAAAACTCACTTGCTTCGACAAGGTGTTGATTTGGGTAATATGCCATACTACTCTGACAAAGTAGTGGAGGCTGCAAAGATATTTGTCAATGAACTTAAAGACAAGATAAGCGAATGAAGATTTTTTTGTACGATTTAGAGACCACTGGCCTCGATCCGTTAAATTGTGCCACACATCAGTTGTCGGGCAAAATCATCATCAATGGCAAGGTGATGGAGGAGTTTGATTTCCACATTCAGCCTTTCAATGGTGCTGAGATTTCACAAGAGGCCCTTGACGTGAGTGGGGTGACACGTGAGCAGCTTGCCTCCTACCCTACCGAGGAAGAAGTATTCCCCAAGGTATTGGCTATGTGCAGCAAGTACGTTAACCGCTATGATAGAACCGATAAGTTCTATCAGTTAGGTTTCAACGTTCAGCATTTCGACAATCAGTTCTTTCGGGAAATGTGGAGCCGGAACGGGCAGCGTTTCTTCGGGAGTTACTTTTTCAGTAATTGTCTCGATGCCATGTTGCTTGCTACCCCTAAATTGTTAATGCAACGTCCTAACATGCCTAACTTCAAGCAGAGCACGGTAGCTGAGTATTTGGGTGTAAAGATAGATGAGTCGAAACTTCACAATGCCAATTATGACATTGAGTTGACGCAAGCTATCTATGATAAGGTTTGTGGAATATACTAAGGGCTATGGAGGATAGAGAAAAAGTCGTTTATGCCAAGTGTGCTGATTACCTTGACGATATAGCAAGGGTTACCAAACGGATATACTTCGACAACTTCAAGCAGGCGAGCGAAATGCTTTTAGGTACGATAGAGACGGTAAAGCAATACCTTGCAACCGAAAGGATCAGCCAAGAGGATGTTGAAAGCGAGAAGTATTCAGATGCTGAAAACATCTTCAACGAGATAGGTGAGAGCGTCAGAACAATATCCTCCTACCCCAACAAAAGCAGAAGTTTAATACGCCAATTCGGAATCAAGCTGAATGGATATGCGAGAGAGAAAGCTACGGTAATGCGTGACGAAAAACTCGTTGACACTAAGGATGAAGACGATTGGTTTAGAATGTTCTGAATAAGTAAAAATTATATGAAAGATATTAGAAAATATTGCGGAGACGTGTGGACGCTTGATAATGATAATGGCACCCATACAACGATTGTCCATTCCGTTGAGGATAAGTGTTGGTGCGATATCGCTCTCAACTACAGAGGTCGCACGGACGAAACCCATCGCATTTGGTGGGATGATGCAGAATGGTGGGATGATGATACAATGAAGAAGTTCAGAGCGTCTACACAGAAAGAAGTGTCTGAGTTGATAAACGAGATAATGAATAGTTCAGAGAAGATCAGCAATCTTACTGTTATAAAGTTGCCTAAGAATTTCTTCATTGCTATTGAATTGATTGATGATGAAAAACAATTAGACTTCTGAGCTATGACAGTATTAGAGTTTTTGAACTATCACTACGAAAGTTTGTATGTCCTCGCTTTATGCCTATGCGTGGCTATTGCGAGCATAGGAAAGAATTAGAGCTATGAACTACAGAAAACTGAGAAAAGCGTATTGTAGACGGTTCGGTCACTACGCATCCTACTCCCTATACGACAAGGAAGGTAGGAAGATGATTAAGGCATCCAAGCGAGCTACTGCAGTCATGCTAAAGATGTCTCTCCATAAGAACAAAAGCAGTATGCGACTAATCGCAGAAGAAATCAAGAAAGAGCATGAAAACGAAGCATAACCCTCTCCACCTCGTTCTGAAAGGAAAGTGGTATGACATGATCGCCAACGGCTCCAAGAAAGAGGAGTACAGAGAGATAAAACCCTACTGGGCGCGAAGACTGGCTGCAATGAGAGCTTTGCGTTCTGCATATGATTATCAGTTAAATGTCAAAGTGATAGATACTAAGAATGTAGAAGTTATTCAGACTGAACAGTTCTACCACGAAGAAGCTCACGTGTTGGATAATTACTACGATACGGTAGTTTTCCAACGTGGATACACTGCCAAGAAGATGGCTTTCAAGATTGAGGACATCATCATAGGCAAAGGCGACCCCAAGTTAGGTGCTCCTAATGGAGATTGTTTCATCATCAAGTTAGGCGAAGAAGTAAAAAATGAGAACAGTTAAAATTTTAACATTATGACAAAGAAAGAATTAGAAGGTATCCTCTCTCAGATTGAGGATGATGCGAACATCGAGTTCGTAGTAGAAGACAGTTATCTCACTCCAACAATAGAGTTTCAGAACGCTAAGGTAGAGACAACCATTTCTTCGGATGGTAGTAAGGCTACAAGTATCAAGCTGAACTTCAAAGGCGTTAAGAATGACTGAGGTAGGCTTCTACAACGGATTCGAGAAGTGGGTAAAAAAGGAGGGCTTAACTCATGTGCCACGCAGTCAAGCCCTCCACGCCTACAGAGCGTGGCTTAACAGAAATTACGCAGAGTGACATGAAACCAAGAGAATTTTTTTTGCCTCGTTAGGAATATGCGAGACAAGCAGAAGGAATACTTTCGGACACGGGACCACAATGTGTTGGTTCAATCCAAGGCACTTGAAAAGAAAGTTGATGATGAAATCATCAGAGCCGAGGAGATAATGAGGCAGAGAGGAGAAACAATATGATGCATTTCGTAGTTGGATTCTTTGTAGGTTTAATCTTTGGAGTATTGGTATTATCCCTTTGCTCCATGAGCAAAAAGTGTGACAAATGACAAAAGCAGAAATTATTGAGACCGTAATGAAAGGTACGGGCCTTCAGAAACACGAGGTGGTTGTATCTTTCGATGCTATCGTTGGCACCATGAAGACTGCAATGAGCAGAGGCGAGAACATCTATCTGAGAGGATTCGGAACGTTCAACATCACTATGGCAGCAGCCAAGAAAGCACGTATCATCAACGAGAATAAGTTTGTAGTCGTTCCGGCTCATAAGGTTGTGAAGTTCAAACCCTCGCCGGAGTTAAACGAATTGGTGAAATGACAGACGAGCAGAGACGTTTCATTGAAGAAAACTATCCATATATGTCGGGTCGGGAAGTAGGCGAAAAGGTTGGCATGGATCGTAATTGGATTAACACCTATGCGAGAAAGCACGGCATTAAGCATACTCCCGATACCATAAAGCGCATTAAGGAGGGAAGATTACACAATCTCACTCATAGCAGGACGAAAGAGACCTACAAGAAGATTAGTGGTGCTTTCAAGAAGACATATAAGATGGAAGTGTTTAGAGTGTTGTCCGGCTACAAGCAGAAGACCAAACTAAAGGTATGCGTTCTGCCTAAAAAGACAAGGCGGAGGATAACGATGCTTTGCCACTCCTACAACTACTTCAAGTCAGACGATTTGAATAGCTCGACCGTTTATTACGATAGCGAGACGAAACGGAACGCCAAAGCAGAAGAATATGCTAAAGAGAAGTATGGTATAAAATTCGAGGAAGCAAATGGATAGTAAAGGAAAGTTGACCGTTAAAGACATCCCCAGCGAGATGATGGAAGCAATGCGTCGGCAGTTTGATGACGCACCACAAGTAAGGCAGTTGCGAACCAAGCAACAACTGCTAATGAGGAAAGGAAGTTACCAAGGAGCTCTCGAATTAGGCAAGAAGATTGATGGGCTTTACAATGCTTTCGTAGCTGAGTATATACGGCAGGCCAACGATGAAGCCGAGAATGTAGATATTAGGGACATTGGGCTTACAGATGCTCAGCTTGCTACAGTCGATACCATCACGCTTGCACTCTTCATGTGCAGCGACATCATAGATTCCTGCATCCTTGACATCAACGATGTACTGGCTACCAAAGACAGCACATTGAGGTATGAGGCTTTTGATGAGATTAAAGACTTGTCGTGGATGGTGAAAGGCAAGCTGTCCATCCTTCGGGGAATGACTTCTTTTATGGAAGGAAACGTTTGGTCGGATATTGTTGACAATATGTACAAGATGATGTTCAACAAGGCAAAAGCCATCATCAGCAAGAAAGGTGAGAAACTTATAGATTAAATAAACAATAGTCATGGAGAAGAAAATGAAAGAAGTTAGTTTGAACGATTATCAGAAGATGGCAATGAAGACTGCCATCTATCCGCTGCCAATCATCTATCCGGCACTTGGATTGGCAGGAGAGGCTGGCGAAGTAGCTGACAAAGTGAAGAAAGTTATCCGCGACAAGAACAACGACTTCACGAATGTAGATACAAAGCATGCCATCGCAGAAGAGATTGGTGATGTGTTGTGGTATTGCGCCACCCTGTCCCATGACCTCGGTTACTCTCTTGAAGAGATTGGTCAAATGAATTACGAAAAACTGAAATCGCGCATGGAACGTGGAAAAATCCACGGCAGCGGTGATGAACGATAGGCACATTTGTACAGAAGCATGGAAAGTATAATGAAATACTTAGTCTTCTTGCTGGTGATATTCCTTTTCGTAGGACGTACTGAGATTAACGACGTATTCCCATACGTCCACGTAGAGTACCCTTTCCGAGGGCTGTTTGTGGTCGTTGGAATTGTGCTGATAGCATATTATAGTAATCAAATAAAATTCTAAATTATGGAAGAGAAACAGAAACTAAATTTATTGCGGCTGGCTGTTGACAACGCAAGCGACTTTGGTGAAGCAAAGGAATATGCTTCGTTCATCTTTGGTTTCAAAGAGCCATTTGAAACACGTACTCCGTCAGATGATGAAGAAGAGGGGCGTAAGCATGAATACATCGAGCCCATTATCGAAGATGGCGTGTATATTGTTGAAAAGGGTTTTCTGCCACGTCGTTTTGAATATGTTGTTTGGGTGCAAAATCCAAAAGAGTGCGATGTCATGGTAAGCTACCATGGGCACAAGTGGATTGTTGCTAAAGACGATTTGAAGGGCGGTGAATTACCTCTGTTTTCAGATGATTCGCACCCAGAAGATACCTCCTCATTCTACAAGTGCGAAATCGAGGCTATTAATGATTTCGACATGAAGTCTTGTACAGAGCATCTTCGAAAGGCTGGCATTGCATTCGAGTTTGATGCTGACTTGTACATTCCTACTGTCGGGCAGCTCGCAGCCATGTTCCTCTTCCGCACAGAGCTAAACAAGGCTCTTGTAATGGTAGGTGGAACTCCGATGAAAGAGGAAGTGTACTGGTCTTCAAGCGAGGTCAGCGCGGGCAGCAGCTGGGGCGTGTACTTCAATGACGGCGACGTCTACTACACCAATAAGTACAACAGCTTCTACGTTCGCCCTTGCACGGCGTTTGGGCTTTAATCTTTTCCCTTAATGCTTGCGGCTGTTTCAAAGCCGCAAGCTGTTAAACTTAACTAAACAGATAGTACAAATAAAAAACAAATGAAAACCATATTAGACGCTTGCTGTGGTGCACGTAAATGCTGGGCGGACAAGAAAAATCCGAATGCGGTATTTATGGATATACGCAAGGAAAGTTGTGTGTTATCAGATGGACGGACTATAGAGATTAATCCGGATGTCGTTGCAGACTTCCGTCATATTCCCTTCCCGGACAATCATTTTCATCTTGTTTTATTCGACCCTCCGCATTTCCGGTGGGCAGGAGACAATAGTAATCTTGCTAAAAATTATGGTCGCCTGCCTGCTGACTGGGGGGGGGATACATTGGAGATGGGTTCTGTGAGTGTATGAGAGTGTTGAAACCTAACGGCATCCTTATATTCAAGTGGAATGAACAACAGATAAAATTGAAAACAATAATGAAGCATATTCCTTACGAACCGCTTTTTGGACATCTCACTGGCCGTAGTGGGCATACATATTGGATGTGCTTTATGAAAAGTGTTTGACTATGAATAAACTACAAGAATTCACGCCTGTATTCACAGAGGAATTGCCATACAAAAAAGATATGGAATTTGGCAAAATCTATATCAGCCGTGAGCATGAGGTTGCTTGTTTCCTCTGCCCTTGTGGATGTGGAGAGGTGAATCACATAAGCTTCATCAAGGGACTTCGGAATCAGTGGTTTTTTATCGAAGATAAAGGAAAGGTTACTTTCAGGCCGTCCATTGGCTGTTTCGAGTCTCCTTGCAAAAGTCATTTCTTCATCACCGAAAATCATATTGACTGGGTATGAAACAGAAACAAGATGATTGCTCAATCTTAACAGACGAAGATAGAGCAAAAATTAACGAGTTGCTCACTAATCATCCTTTCAGCGAGAAGGGCTTGGAGGATGGGATGCAGCAGTTAACGACCCTCAATTCAGATCAGCTTGAAAAGTTGAAAAATATTTGGAGAGGATATGAGTATGAGGTTAAGGCAAAGAATCTCAAAATCGAAAATGTCACTTTCAATGGAAAAACTGACGAATTGGAAAGCATTAAGATAAGAGACGGTAAAAAGGTTACACTATTTACCAAGGATGGTTCAAAATCATGGACGGAGTAATTAGCGAGTTCGACCCAGTTATTTGGCCGAGGAAACTATTTGTTGTGGTTGGAGGGGATATAGATTTCCTCCAATCCAACTTTTGTAAGAAGGATGGTACGGCTTATGCTATGGAGCAAGAAGACAAAGATACGAGCAATGCCGTTACCTTCCTTGAAGTGATGCGTTGTGATACGGGTGATTTCGGAGAATTGATATGGCTCCACACCATTGAGAAAGCCACGTTACCCATCATAGCACATGAGTGTATGCACGCTTGTAATGCTATCCTTGCTGCATCGGATGTCAAGTTGGATTCTGACAACGATGAGACACAAGCCTACACCTATCAGTGGGTTTTCGAGCAGACCATTGTAGCTTTTGAGAAGTCAAAAGTTAGCCAAAGTTAAACTTTTGATTATCAGTAAATTAAATGCGATTTTGTTTGTTTATCTCAGAAAAAATGACTACCTTTACACTGTAATTAAGAAACATATAAACATTAAGAGCAATGACAGACGAAATCAAAAGACAAGTGATGATTGAAAGCCTTAGCGCTCTCAGTATCGAGGACTTCAAGAAGTATCTCGACTTCCACAACGAAATGTACGGATTCAAGACCTTCAAGGAGGTGCTTGACTACGACATGGTTTGCTACCAAGGTATCGGTGATGAACTCGATCCCTCTCAGTTCCGCAAGATGATGGACCATGACAACAAGGTATTAATCGAAGAATATTGTGATTGATATGGAAGATTTGAACATCATCGAGAAGCAAGCCTACGACAATGTGTACAACACCGCAATGGCTGATATTGAGAAGCGCTTCTTTCTTAATATCAATGCTTGCAAGGCTAACGTGAGGAAGATTAATCAAAGCATGAGAGCTTTGGAAAACGGAGCAGTGTTCGCTTCAAGTCTGGAGGAGGTTAACAAGGTTAATACCCTCCTTGCTGAGAAG